TAATACTTACCACTTCTTAGGATATCCCAAAACTTCTCATATTCAAGTGATCTTGAGTAATCATCACATACAAAGATGCTATGATGTTTACCAATGATATCATCATGGTTGCCTTTACCATAACCCATTGCTTCCAAAAAAATGTCATTGACCCCTAGTATAATACCAGCAAGGTCAAAGTAGATAATAGCATTACTTCTATTAATGGCTTCTAGTCTACTTAGTAACTCTTCTTTTGGGAGATTTTTCACTGCAAGTTATTATTTCTTGAACTTTTTAAGCCAAACTTTAGATATCAAATTACCTGCTATTTTCAATAAAGGATTTTGAGCATCAACTGTTACAGTAGTACCTTCTTCAGTTTTAACTACATTAACATCTAATTTTTCACTATCTAGTTTGAATTCTTTTTTTTCTTCAGTTGCATGAACTTCTACATCAACCTTTGGAGTGTCAATTACAACATCAACATTTTTTCCTTCTTTCTTTACTTTAGCAGTGACTTTTTTGGTTTTTACTTCAACCTCAATGTCTTTTACTTTTACTTCTTTCTTAGCCATTTTTATTTAATTTAGGGATTTACAATTTCTTCTTCTTTCTTGTCTTCAACAGTTAACTGTGAAGTTGCTACAATAGTAGCACTTACTGTTGCTAAATAAGTTGCAGTAGTAATTACTGCAGCTGGTAATGTTACTGGTGCAGCAATAATAATTCCTGCTACAGTTCCTGTAATAATAGCCCATCTTTGGACTCTTTTCCAAAACTCAGGTGTTTTAGCCTTCCATCTTTCTTTAAGGGTTTTCTCTTTCATCTTTGATTGATTTTATTGGTTCATCTTTTACATACTGAGCTAGATATCTTAGTAGAGGATTATATTCTGTCCAACCCAGTCTTTTAAAATTTTCTAAATTTGATAAGAAAAGATTTATAATTATATAGTTATAGAATCCATAATGCAGCCATTCATAGATATTAAAGGTAACTCCAAACACTGGTTTAATCGGAATATTTTCAGCTAATGCATGTGATACACCAATCATTAACATATATACAAACAATTTAAACCATCCTTTACCGAAAAGTTCTGAATCAAATTTTAAACCTTCTTTTCTGGAAGCTTTAAGACCTGTATAAAACTCTAATATAAAAAGTAAAAGAATACCTATACCAACAGGCAATACAATACCAAAAACAGAATTAAAATAATAAGCAATTCCTGCAAAAAAAGCACTTATAATTGTTATAGTGCTGGAAGCTTCTGGATGAAATGCACTGTTTATAAAATGTGTTGTATCACTGTATCCTGCAGCAAAAACTAATTTGTTAAGTATTGTTTTCATTAGGTTAATAATATAAGTATTAATGCTTTATTATTGCTGTCGGTTTATTTTGGTTAATCAATTTTAAATTTTTGCATACCTTCAATAACTCTTTCCATAAGATTTGCTTCTCCCTCATAGTTAAGATTTTGAGCAGGAATTTTTTCAAGCAGATAATCAAATCCAAATTTAGCATCATCAGATTGAAATCTGCACATTACAGATATTGCTATATCTAAAACATGTACCTGAATACTATTCTGATCAGGTGTAACATTAGGATCTATTGTGTTAAAACCCAAGGTTGGATCCTCACAAGGGAAAAAATATGTTCCTAGTACTTTCATTAGTTTAAGGTATTAGTTAAAGGGTTATATGTAAATTTACGCATTACAGGTACTATACGCTCACCTGTATTAGCTATTGAAAAATTAGTAGCATTACCAGAAAAATAAGCGAAAACATAATATTGGTTCTGTCTTCTTGTACTTGTCCAAAATTGATCTGCCAATACTGCACCAACTCTATTAAGTGGTGGATAATTAAGTGTCTGTTGAACATCACTTAGTATTGGAAATTGTTGCCAGAATTTTAATGATGCTGCCATCCATCCTGTTGTATATGAACCAAGAGAAAAAGTTAATGCTGCCGTAAATGGGATTCCTAAATTACCAGCCGCACCGGCCGGGTTAAAACTACCAACACCATTTATATTTAACCCCCAAACAGTATTTGTTTGTGGTCTCCAAGTATCCCAATTAATAATAATTTCATCAGGAAAAGCTGCTGCTCTATTAGCTGCAGCTGAACCATCTGCTAGAAAATAATTACCCGCTAAATCCTGATAACCACCATTAACTCCAGTTAACAAATAATCATTCCCAAAAGGATTATTAAAATTTGTTCTAAGAAAAGATGGATTATCTCCCGGTTGAAGCATTGCATCATCATTTAATGCAGCACTATTTACTAGACCAGATTTCATTAAACCACCTGTATCAGGAGAAGATGATGTTAATAACTGTATTAATGTACTCATTTTTAATATGTTTTGTTCAAAATGAATATATCACTATAGATACTGTTTGCCACATTAGCTGCTCCCCACTGAACAGTAATGTCAAGAGTATTAGGTATGGTGGATCAGATTCTGGCTTTATATCTATTCTTGTACTCATTGTTTTATATATTATCTACTTACTTCTTCCCAATCTAATGAAACGTATGCTCCTAAAGTTCCTCCTGTAGCATCAATAGCCATTTCAATAACCAATTCAAGAGGTGTATTTGTAAAAGAATTTCTTTCAAGTTGACTAGCAAATATTGCCTCTTTTAATATATTGATACTTGGAGAACCTTGATTAGATGAATTTACATATCCTTGCGCTAATACTCTACCTCCTGAAACAGACGTTCCTGTAAGGTTATATTCTACAGATGAATCTGTTCCTGCTGAAACCCAAGACCCTCCTGTTGTTATAGCAGATTGCACAATTCTCCATGCATAGTTTTTACCATTACCTAATCCTAATATAGATACCGCTGTAGTTATAATTATAGCATCTAATGCAGTAGTTTTAAGTCTAATTCCTACCATTGGATAATACGTTCCTGCTACAGCAAATGTCCTAGGAGCAGTAATAGATGTTCCAATTACTTGTTGAGCTCCTCTAAGTTCATAACCACCTTCAGATATTGCACTAGAACAAACTTGTTTTAATGTACTTGGACTAGCTGTAACTCCAGTATTAGTTATCTCATATCTTAATGGTAATGAAGCTGTAGTGATATAAGTAGATGTAATAAAATTAGCATGATTAAATCTATGGCATACAATGAAGTTACCATCTATAATAAAACCTACTCTTACAGTTCCTTCTCCTAGCCACTCAATATCCATGAAAAGAATCTGAGCCTTAGTAATATCTAAAGTTATTCCTGATGGACCGTTACCATCCATTGTATCCGCATTCCAAGAAGCTTGATTAACTACTGATTCTGTAACAATACCTGTGACTAAACTTCTTTCAACAAAACTTAATGTATCACCATTTAACTGAACATAAATTCCATTATCAGTACCAAAGTATCCTACTCTTTGTCTTAATCTTTGTTGAGCAGGAGCCATTACAAATGTATTCATTACAAGTAAAGACTTACCTGGTTGATATGACATTACTTTAAATGTTTCTCTCAGTACTTGTGAACCGCTTGTTGTATTCACATTTAGGTTTACTAAGCCTTCATTTGCACTAAAAACTGCTGCTCCTCCACTTGCTGTAGATGTAGCCCATAAACCATTATCTCTGTATCTATGTGAAGAGTCAAATAATGTCAATGGTTGTGCTACTCTTATCCTACCAAATGCATCAGCCAACATTGGATCATTAGCCAATATTGATTGATTAGATATGCTGGAAGTAGATATTATAGTAGCCATGCTTAATCAGCAACAAATATGATTAACAATTCTGTTCCTGTTCCGTCATACGAGAATACACCAAAATAATTATTTAAAGCATCCGCTGAAAAATTTACAATTTCTCCTGGACTAATGACTGTACCTAAAACATCTCCATTAGCTAAACCTACGTTAGCTACTGATACAGAATAAATAGGAGCATAAGTACTTAAGTCCCCTGCAGAAGTTTCTCTTATAAAAAACGGCTTTCTTTCAACACCTGTAGTATTAGTTTCTACAATTTGCAAAGTGCTTTCAGTAGCAAGACCTGTAGTATTAACAAGCAAGTTCTGCAAATCTAGCAAAACCGCTTGTAAACCTTTTAGTACATTATGCTGATAAGGAAAATTATTACCTATATTCCCATCACTTTTTGTATTCCCTATTGACATAGTATTTTAATTTTTAATCTGTTGAATTAAATACAATAAACCCATTACATTTAATTGTCAACTATATATTTTTCAAAAACAGTAATAAATCTTATTATCCTAATTACTTAGACTAATTAAATTAGTTTCTGCTACGCACACGTCTGTAAAATGGTACTACTTCTACTTGAAAATCTCCAGCAGGTGTATCAGGATTATCTACTACAACAAAAGTTCCTGTTGGTATTCCGTTTTCAGCAGCTTTTTGAGCTGAGTCCCATACACCAGTACTCAATAAATTTTGAAGAAGTTTTGTTAATTCAGCTGCTTTAGCTTGTGGTGATGCACTGTATTCACCAGTTAAATATACAGCTGGTGTGATAGTGTTAATTTTATAAGGTGTACTCATGATTTTTTAGTTTAATTATTGAACAATTTTAACTAACAAGTCTCCACCGGAGTTTGTTACATACCAATCACCGGGTTTTAAACCAGCTGCAACAGCCGCTGCATTATTGGCATAAACTTTTTGTTTAGTAGCCGTTCCAGCATCAAACAAAAATTTTTTTACCGATCTGTTTAGATACTGATACATCTGAGTAAGCTTAGATTTGTACTCAGGAAGCGTAGATCTTGCATTATCTACATTTTGATATTCTGGATAAGTTGCCATAGTAAATATTTTAATTACATAATAATATACAAAAAAATACGGAATAAAAAAAATCCTTAGAGATTTTTCTAAGGATTTTTTATAGTTACTTTGGTTAGCTCAGTAGAGAGCCAATGATGACCCCGATGATAACCATACCTATTACTACTATATTGGCCCAGGCTTTACTTACTTTATCTTCATGCCACATGTTTGACAATCTATTAAATGTAGGTTTTCTTAAGTTAGATTGTATATAAAACAATATAACCAATAAAAACACCCAGACTGATAGTATTAACGCTTTCATTATTCTAAACTATTTATTCTTCTTTGTAAATATACTAATGCTTTTTGTAAGTCTTCTTTAATCTTGCTAGAATCTTTCTTTCCAGCGCGAGCTAGATACTTAATTACGTTGCCTAAATAGAAATCTTTATCTAATCCCCAAGCCTCTAAAACATTAAATACCTCATATGTATTATCAGCACCTCCGTAATAAACAGGTCTAGGTAAAGAACCAGGATTTAGTTTTTCAACTCTTTTGGTCCAATCTATTTCCATGGCCGTTGGGCAAGTAGCTTTACGAATACTTGTATCCTTTCTATATACATCTTTAGACATATTTTCATAAGGTGTTACCATACAAATGCAATTGAATTATCTGTAATTAAAATTCTCATTTTTCCGTCAACCTCAATCTTTTCACCGGTTTCCAAAGCATAAGTTTGAACATACACTATGTCACCAACTTTGATATCAGTAACTTCATCTCCAATAGCAAATACTTCTAGCTTCTGCCATTTCTTCATTGCTTCTTGCATGATCATATCCTCATCCTTCATAGAGAGTTCCACAGCTGATTTTTTCAACTCAGGAACAGTTATCATAATTCTTTTACCTCTTAGATTTTTCATATATATGTATTAATTAATTACGCATCATATTTTTTTAAAGAAGTCAATTTACTATCAACCTTCATTAAATTATTTGTATTTACTAATGAAATCTTAATTTTTTCAAGTAGTCCAACTATTGCAAGATTATCATAAGCTTCTTCATTGATTCTTACTTCTAGACCTTCGCTTGTTTCAGCAATAGAAATAATAACATTTTTTTCTGACATATTTTTAATTTTAAGCAAAAATACAAACTTTTTTTGTTTAAAACAAAAACCCCAGATATTTATCTGGGGTCTCTGCAAACAAAACATCAGAAAAGCAAATAAATTAACTTTTTACAAATATATAAATTATTCATTATCATAAAACATTCTTTCAGAATCTTCTGTTCTCCATTTCTCAAACCCTTCACAATTATACCAGTCCTTGTTTACTAAATAATCTGGTTTCTCCGGAAAAGGTTTAGTAACAAAGCTAGGTTCTGACCATTTAATTCTATTATTTGGTTGCAGTGCTATCTGCCCGTTATCTAAAAGTATTATGTGATGACTCTTATGTTCCAAAGGATCTTCCGCTAAAGAGATATCAGTATTTATATCAGAGGATCCCCAATTAATAGTTGCGTAGTAGTTTCCTGGATAAAACTGTTTGTCTTTCATATAAACTTCTACTCTAGTATCATATAAATATGATAAACTAAGTAATGTAAAATTATAGGAAAAACAATTCCATATTTGTAAATAATGGAAAGGTAAGTCAGGATTTGGTAACTCAGGTTCAGTAAGCAATGCATGAGAGGGTAATTTATCTCTAAGCACACCATTCTCAAGCAACACTTGAAACAGTGCAGCCTGCCCCGGCATACACCTTACTGAGATAACCACACCAGGAGTAAACTCCCCGCAACCCTTCTGGTGCTGATACATGTACTCATTGCGTACAAAAACCTTCAGCGGAAAAAAATTATGTTCTATATAAGCCATAGCACAAATATAAAAACTTTTTGGAATACTGGTACCACAATATATTAGAAGATGTGGTGGGTCCTTACTGCGAGACCCCCGGGCCTCTCCGCTCGGCAGGGGTACCCCCTGGTGCTGCAAGATGACCAAATGAATTCGGTCATCTTTTGCAAGAAAATTTTCTTGTCAGAAAATGTTTCTATTGATGTATCATGCTATGCATGATACTACAGCTAGTTATGTGATCATTGCATGATAACATACCAGCTGGAAAGCTAACCCTTGTCATAATATAAAATCTTTAAATTTTATCTTATGAATAGTTTAGTAACTCGGGTTATAAGTAACCCTCATTCCAAAACAAGTTTTATCTTATACCCAAATGGTATGAAACCATTTGTGATAAGTAAAACCAGAGCCAAAGGCCTCAAGGCAGGTAAAACCTTTCTTGTAGACCTTAAGGCAAGCACCACGGGTTTTGTCTATTCAGTCAAAGTCCATGGTGAGCTAGCAATAAAGAAAGGGAAGTAATTCCCTTTCTTTCTTTTTTCCCTCTTTTTTCTAACCCTAAACTTAAATTGATAAATCAATTAAATTAATAAATTATGCTTACAGCAAAATTTCTCAAGATGGGCAAAGGCGGAGCCTTAGCCATCTATGAAGTTCACGGAACTTCATCTGAATTAGCCAACTTCGTTAAGGCTAATTATAAAGACAGGGAACCTGCCTTTAAAAGCACCATTGATGGTAAACCCATCACTGATGCTAGTGGCAATAAAGTTCCACTTTATTTCACTTCTTACCCGTTGCCGGGCAAGAATATGAAGCACCCTTTGTATCAAATACAAGCGGGTGCTAATGCAGGTTCATTCACTCTTGATAAGAGTGACCTGCAATTTGAGATGCTTGTTACCAAAGCCTCCGGAGGAGACTTTGGCCAAGCCTATGCAACTGAAGTTGCAAAGAGGTATGCTGATAGCACACCTATCTCATCAGCAGCATCTAGCTTACTAGATGATGATGATGATGAGGCAGATGAAGAGGACTTCACTGCCAAAGCATCTGAAGATGCTAGCTTTGATGTTGCCGAAGCAACACCCAAAGCAAAGACTACTAAGTAGTCTTAGAAATAAAGGATGACTCTTAGGAGTCATTCTTTATTTTTTCCTACCTGAAACATTTCCCTTTTTTTTCTAACCCATAACCTGAAA